TACTTGCTGTCGGCCTTGTTCACACAAGACGCGTCCAGACGAAGTCGAATAATCTCGTACGGCATGTCATCCTTGACATGCATGATCTCCACCTGTTGCTTGGTCGTCGGGGCAGGATTGCCGGCGTTATAATCCATCGCCACAATCACCTTGCCCGTTTGTCCTTGTGCAGCGTACTGCGAGACTTCCGGTTTGAAGTAGAATTCACAATCCACCATCTTCCACTCTGAGTAGAGCGCCGCCTTAATAGCTCCCTTCGGGAACGTTGAGGCGAGGCCCGGCTGCACAGCGAACTTGCTGGCGGTGAAGTTAGAACTGCCGTTGATATCTGCAACAAGCTCATCAAACGTGACATTCTCACCGAGGAAGGACTCACGACCGTTGTTCCGGACACCCCGAGGCATCAGGTTCGACGGCACACGCCGATCATTCGGCTCTTTGCGTGCGTTATTGGGCGCACGCGGGGGGGCCGATCCCCCTGTCCCATTGCCCTTCTTGCTAGCAGCCTTGTCCCTCTTGGACTGGGCTGCCCGACGGGCCTGCTCCTGCTTGATTGAAAGCGCTGGCTGCATTTTGGTTGTTGTTTTGTGCGATGCTCGTCACACACAGACTTATGCCGTTGAAACGTTCAAGTAAGCCGGCACCAGTCGAGTCCACGTCGAAAAACGCGCGGGACTCCCAACGAAAATGTAGATCCACAATTTGCGCAACCGAGATGCGAGCTCCTAGGATATCCCTAATGCGGGGCGTCTGGACAATCGTACTAAGGTACGAATCAATCCGAGCCTCCAACAAAAGGAACTCATACTCCCAGGGCCACACCACGATCCGAAGACCAAGCAAGTGCATCAGGACACACTCCTCAAAAGAAAAAGAATTGTTCACCCTCACCCAGTTCACACTAGACATGAGCTTCGAATAGTTGCCAGCGGCAACCAAGAGATCACCATGACCTCGAACGAAACGCTCACGAAGATGATGTGAAAGAAAGACAACCTCCTGCGCCCAACAGGGTTCGGCATTATCGTAAGCGATCAAAACCTGGTACTGAGCCAGGTAGTCGCGAACTTGTCGAATACCCACATTGTCATCGTCAATAGACAGCGCAAAATCGTCCCCGTTCACAATCAACTTGAGAACCTCATCAGCATCCCGACCAGTTAAGGTCGAAACAGCTTCAGCAAGGGCAAGCCAAAAGTACAACGAATTGTCATGGCCAGTGTTTTCCCACCCTGACTTGTTGTGGAGCAAGCGATACACTACACCCATTGTGATAGTGTCACCAGCATACACCGCATCATACAGGATGTCAACAGCAGCATGATAGTCTTCAGCCAAGAAGGCTTTGCGGAGATCACGAATGATACGCGCACACCCGAGATTGAAACGTTGGTCACAGCCATCACCATCTGCAAAGAAGCACCTCCGTCGGTTACCCAACGAAAGAACTGTCTTCACAAACTGAGGACCAGGAACAGCAACGCCAATTGTAATCGGATGGCGACCCATCGTCTCCACAAGCTTATCATTTTGACGAGAGAAGAGCTGCTTTGAACACTGGAGATGAACAACGCCCGAAGCGTTGAAACCTCTTGTCTTTTCGGCTGCGACACGATCCGCAGTCCGCAATTCATCCTTCAAAGTCAGCGAGAAGGGAAGCCACATCTGCTGACCAGCCAGGACATTTTTCACGTTCTGTTGGATTTCTGGACCATAACGTACGAAAGCTTCATATTTATCTTGGCAATCGTAGTAGTAGGGAAAACCAGCACTTTTTGTCATTGTCATACGCCCGATAGCCTCGGAAGCCGTAGCAAAGTTGTCACCCTGCCATATACCGGCCAAGTAGCGCATACCATACTGGTACATCCATGCTAACTTGGAATCCGGGTAAGGCAAAAGGGGATCAACAGCCTTTGCGCAGCTTTTACGTAATGCATTAACAGTCATAGCACAAGGAACGTAATCCACATCAGAGCTGTCTCCCTGCCAAGGAGCTGGCAGGAAATGGGAAGAGCCTAAGGGCCTAAACGGAACATAACCCACGACCTGCAACGGCACTACATGCGGCTGAGGTTTGCACACCGGTATCTCGAACCATCGAGATCCGATGTGCTTGGTTAGTTTTTTGGCACCAACTGAAGCATGCGAGCAGTAACAGGAATCGCACGATTGTCAACCTTGGGCCGTCCAGCCGCAAAATGAACTCCAACAACACGTCCATTAGTATTGACGTAAAGACCTCCACAATCACCACCCTCTGTAGTGCAGGTTGTGCGAAACTCAAGTCCTTCTGGGCCAGGGCCGATATAGGTGACAATGCCGTTGCTAATCATCGCATCACGTGCGAGAAACCAAACTTTTTGATTCAGTTCAGGTTCAGCAAAACGAGCCTTGTTCAAACCTTCGGGACAGCCATCGAACTTCTTGCACGCAAGCAAATCCTGGTTTTCACCAACATCACGATGAACGATCGTTGTCTTCTCGACAACCTTATCTCCAAACTTGAAGTGGGAACAATCCTTGTACACATGAGTGTTCACAAGGATCCCAATCCAAGACACGACAATCTGGGCAACGACACTCCCATCAGAAGCAAGCGCCTGACCCATATTGGAACGATGAGGCTTGAAGTCCATTTTCGTGGAACCAGCCACAAGTGCCTCGGCCTTCTTAGGGGTACGAGGCAATTCCTTGCACTGGCAAAGATTCGCGTAGTGACCAGTGTAACCACACTTGAAACACACGATATCCTTCTTCACTTCCTTCTTCGGAACAGGAGGAAGGGCTTTCTTCGTAGGGACGAGGGGAAAAGCTTTCTTCTTAGGGACAACAGGGAGAACTGGCTTACCAGGCTCAATCTTCTCTGTGGGCTCATCCTTGGGAAGCATAGGACAATTCTCACTAGCGTGGCCAAACCCTCCACAGTACGCACACTTAAGCGCAGCACCAAGTAGGCCAGAATCGCTCTCAACAGAGAAATCATCCTTCACAACATTACCATCCTCGTCCTTTCGGAAAATCACCCAACGACCAGGTGCGAACGGCTGCCCAACCATCGGAGCATCAATCGGCTTACCATCGTAAGTACACGACATAATGTCCGCACGGTCAGCAGCATCGTAAAGCACGAAATGCTTCTTCTTACCCTTCGTCGCTTTGTTATTGCGACGCATCTTCTTGTTCATGTTTCCACGTTTAGCCTTTCCAGAACCACGACCTTCGAACGGGTTATACGATTCGAACCACGAACGATGGTGGAAAAAGGCAAACAGCAACACGCCACAACAAACGGCAAGACAGAAGTACGCAACACGAGTACGATACTTCACGAACAAAGCTTTCACGCCCGGAATAACCTTCCGCAGCATGTCCAAAAACGAATCCTCGTCTTCTTCCACAGGCAACTCGGTCTCCGACCGCTTTTCATCACGAAAGATCTTACCAATCAACTCCATCATATCCGCCACAAGGTTTGCACCCTTGACGTTACGAGGGTCGAGAGAACGACCAAACTCAGCAAATCCAGCGACCAAAGCACCGACCTTAATACCTGAAGAGAACGCAGACATGAACTCGAAAGCACCCTCCTTCTGATGCTTACGGCTTCGACGCAACCAAGCGTAGACCGCAAACACCACAGAACAAAAGAGCATTGAATCAAAATTGCCCCAAAAGAAACACACGAAATCGTCCCACTTAGGTCCAAGCCACTTACGTGGCGCAAAGACCATCCCTACCCAAGGGTGACGGGCACGAAATCCTGTGATCCAAGTTGAACGAAGCAATCTCAGAGCACGATCAGGCACGAATGCCGTCCAGACTGGCATCTCAATCGAGAGCCAACTGGGCAACACCTTCTTGGCAAGCGCTCGGATCTTCTTACGGAATCCGAACCAAGCACCCAAAACAAACACCAGCAGAAGCGTATTGATC